ACATCGTTACTTTTAGAATCTTTCCAAACATAAGAGTAATCGTAATCACCAAATAAAAAAAGATCTGCTTCAGCAGCATCTTTATAGGCACTAATAATTTCTTGTTCTACCCATTCATCATAATTGGAATCCTGAGAAAGTATCTTTGGTAACATCTTGCTTGATTCCCCCGACAATATAAGATTCGACTTCTGTTTCTTGTGGTGCAACTTGAAGACCCTTAGAACTAATCCAATGCTCAGTCCAAGGAAGTGGATTATTCTTTGCAGAAATATCAAGAATATTCTGAGTGATGACTAGATGCTGATTTTCATCCCTAGCAATTAATGAGATGATCTTTGCACTTCCTTCCATAAGTTTGAGTTCGCCAAACGCAAAACTGCAAGCGAAACTGACGTAAAAGCGAATACCTTCAAGAATATTAACGTTTGCAACTGCTCTGAAAAGTTTTCTTTTGAGTTCATACCTTGCCTCTTGTGCGTATGGTACTTGTTCTAATGCATGAATCCATTCATTAGTTGAACCATAATGCTGAGCACTATTGATGAAATCATTATATGCCTCAGTGACACTAACAGCACGTTCTACAATACGATCATCACTAAGAATAGTATCAAAAACCTCAGAAGGATCTGAATAAACATTCTTGATGATGTAAGTATATGATCGGGAGTGGATCATCTCCATAAACTCCCAAACTTTCATACATGCTTCCAGTTCAGGGAGAGAGCAGTAAGGCGCGAACGCCATAATAGGTTGCTTTTTAGTATCTACTTCCTGAGGATTGAAAACGGTCATTGATTCGACCATTAGTTTTTCCTCCAAACCTGTTTTAAATCTTACAAGACTCACAATCTTCCTCCTCTGTTTAAATTAACTTTTGGAAAAATTCTACACATTCTATTTACCTCCAAAAAATATTTGGGTTTCATAATACATTTCTTCTTCATAAGCAACATAATCACTTTGAAGATAGTTAAAGAACTCTCCGTCTTCACTTCTCATAGTATAGCACCATTCATCAAAGATTTCTCCAATCCACCACCAACCAACTTGGAGTTTCTCAAAGAAGTTCATAGGTCTATTATATTTTAACATAACTCCACCTATATCCTTTACAGTGATTGAATTTTCCTTCACAGGTATATTTAATGTTAGAAGGATTTGTTTCTACAAATTTAGCAGCATCACTAATAGATTGAAACTCTCTTAAAAAGTTTCCTTCAATATCATACTGGAATACTTTGGTTCTTTTTATGTTTGGATTGTTTTTTAGTGTTTGAGAAGTTTTAGATTTACTTTCTTCTTTATGTGATTTTCCAGCAAATCCACAAGGAGATGGTTGTCCCTTTCTCATTTTACTCCACTTTTCTTTTTGTTCTTCGGTATGTGTTTGATTGTAGAATGAATTTTTATGTCCCACAAACTTTCCTTTTCTTTTTAAAGATAAAAGTTTTCTTGTATCTTTCGTATGAGAATATCCAAGAATTCCTCCATCACCACCAAGAGTTTGATTATATTTTGGTTTTAATTTAGAAATCCAAAACATTTCTCTAAAACCTAAATTATCTTCACATTTTTCAATTTCTTCAATAATAAAATTGTCTTTTCCATACTTTCTAATTGCCCGATGAAGATATGTTGTTGAACTTCTTTTAGTGGCATCATAGCAGTGACTATAAAATCTTTTTTTCAAAGAGTTCATTGTCTTTCCAACATAAGTTTTATTATTGATTTTATTGGTTATTAGATAAATGCGTCCAGACATAGATATTATTAAAACCTATTACTATTTATAATAATAGGTTTTTATAGTTTTGTCAAATGGTGCAACTATCGCACGAAGATTCATCACTCTCCAAAATATCATTAAGAAGTGATTGAAGGTCTTGTTTTGGTTCTTCAATTACCTCATAGAAGGTCCTGCGCCATTACTGAAGTAGGAACTTCATTATCGGGATAATTTTCTGGATTATATGACCAGTTTCCAGAAATCGCTTGATCGAAGAATTTTTGCATAACAGCAACAATATGAATGTAACCACGATTGCTAGGCATATCCCAAAGAAGCGTATAATTGTTCTTAAGAGTTTGATACTGTGGAACAATTTGCTTAAGTGGTCCTTTCTTCGATTTCTTAACGGACAAGTATCCCCTAGGAGGTTCGATGCCATTGGTGGCATTTGACACAACGGAACTGCTCTCCGATGGCATCTGTGCGGACAGAGTGCTGTTCCTGACTCCATATAGTTTAACTTGTGCTCTAAGACCTTCCCAATCATATTTTAACTCGTTGGGGACGATTTCGTCAACGTCCTTCTTGTATGTATCAATTGGGAGAATTCCCTGTCCATACTTGGTTCTGTGACTATACTCACAGGCACCCTTTTCTTTTGCAAGGTTTACAGTTGCTTGAATCAGATAATACTGGAACGCTTCAGTGAGATCGTGTACCAGTTTCCAGGCACCAGGATCATCATAATGCTCGCCGTGCTTGGCGAGATAGTGTGCTAAACCAATATAACCCACCCCAAGAGAACGTCGTGCCCTAGTGGCGATTTCTGCTGCCTTGACGGGGTATCCTTGAAAATCAATAAGTTCATCAAGAGAGCGAACGGCAAGATCACAAAGAACTTCAAGATCGTCATTACTCTTGATTTTACCCACATTAATGGCACTAAGAATACAAAGAGCAATTTCTCCATTAATATCATCAATGTGTTGAAGTGGTTTAGTGGGAAGAGTAATTTCTTGACACAGATTACTCATCTCAACTTTATCAATAAAAGATGAGTGAGAGTTACAGTGATCAATATTCATAATGTAAATACGACCAGTTTCTGCACGTTCTTTGAGTAAATCTAGAAATAGTTCTTGAGCTCCGATAGTCTTTCTTGGAATAGACTGATCTCGTTCGTAACGTACATATAAATCGTCAAAAGAATCAGTTCCAAAAGCATCATACAGACCAGGAACTGAGTGGGGCGAGAAGAGGGAAATCTCTTCGTTGCGGATGAATCGTTCATAGAACAGTTTAGAGATTTGAATAGAGTAATCTAACTTACGAACACGATTATCTTCAGTTCCTTTATTATTTTTCAATACTAGAATATCTTCTATTTCTTGGTGCCAGATTGGGAAGTGTACTGTCGCGGATCCACCTCGTATGCCATTTTGCGTGCAACATCTGACAGTTGCTTCAAACTTCTTGAGAAATGGTACAACACCCGTGTGTTGAACTTCTCCCCCTCTGATTTTACTGTTGATGCCACGGATGCGACCAGCGTTGATGCCGATCCCCGCCCTCTGTGCAACGTATCTGCCAATAGCCATATCGCTAGTAAAGATACTATCGAGGGTGTCATCAACATCAACAAGGACGCAGCTAGCATATTGTCTAAGTGGTGTTCGCACTCCCGCCATGATGGGGGTTGGAATGTTGATTTTGTGTTTGGAGATTGCATCGTAGTACTTCCTCACGTAATCTAAACGTGTCTCTTTTGGATACTTAGAAAAAATAGTAGTAGCAATCAAGAGATACATGAACTGTGGAGTTTCATAAAGTTCTCCAGTACTTCTGTCTTGTACAAGATACTTGTCCACTACTTGTCTAAGTCCAGCATACGTGAACAAGTAGTCACGACTATGATCAATAAACGATTCAAGTTTATCAAACTCTTCATCAGTATAAAGATCAAGAATTTCTGCATCATACACACCTCTGCCAACTGCACGAAGCACGTGCTGTTTAACTGTTGGACATTCATGCATACGCCCATACAATTGTTTACGAAGAGCAAACAGCAGTAGACGGGCAGCAACAAATTGGTAATTAGGATGTTCCAAATCAATCAGGTCAGAAGCAGAACGAATCAGAATCTCCTGAATCTCTGCGGTTGTGATGCCATCGTAAAATTGAATGCCTGATTGCATTTCAACTTGAGATGTAGAAACCCCAGCAAGATCCTTACATGCCTCTTCCACCATAATGTGGAGTTTATTCAAATCAAGGAGTTCTGTTTTACCATCTCTCTTGATAACCTTAGTTCCGTTACTCATATTTTCTTCCAGTTGTTAAACTTAATTTTTGCTTCTAAACCCGAGTAGGTATTTGATTTTAACACATCCATAATATTAAGTCCAGAGAGGACCATATCATTAATGTCCTTTTCTACAATTTCACTTGGCCAGATGACGACTTTTTCTCCTCTTGATACGCATTTACTAATGCGATTGACGATTTCTCTATTACGGGGCTCATTATCATAAACAAAAACAATACTGCTTCCTTGAAGACAACTAACATCACCATCACTACCACATAAAGCCACGCCATTGTCGACAAAAGTGCTGTCAAAGGGTCCTTCAACCACATAGATTGGTAATTTTTCATCGACTGTATTAAGACCATAAATTTTTGGTGCCTCCTCATCAAGCATCACAGTGATATATTTAACAGAGTTTGGACCGAGTGCTCTTCCTTGAAAACCAATAAGATTATTATTTTGATCGTACATTGGTATAACTATGCGACTTTCATCCCTACCAATAGTGTCGAAAGTTTCTTTTTGAGAGTTAGTCCACTCTTTAAATTTGTTAGCAAAGTAAAACTTTTCTGGATCAAGTTTTCTCTTCTCTAAGTATTCTTTTGCAACTGGATTAGTAGATGCTTTTGGTAAATCCAGTGATTTTTTAAATACTGGTTTTTTAAAATCAAACTTTGGTTCTTCAACAACAAAGTTTTTTCCAGTATGCCCTTCTTTAAACTTTTCAAGTGTGTATTGCTTATGAAGTGTAAGGTCAATCTCTTTTAGAAAGTTATTGAAAGACAAACTAGCACCACAGTTGTGGCACTTAAAGTTGGTATTATTCTTCACCGAGTAAATGTACCCACGTGCCTTGTTTTTATTACGTTGGGAATCCCCACAGATAGGACATCGGAAGTTGTAGAGATCCGCTTTGACCCTCTTAAATTTTTGTAGGCGTGATGAAACTAATCCAATATACTTGGAATCAACCAAATCCATTATGAAAGGATATTACTTCGTTCGTTCTATTGTAGCAGGGGCAGGGGCAGGAGTCAATAGTCTGGGAACAAATGCGTTTATGATCCCAATCAGAGCAACTATTACAGCAATAACTCCGCCAGCTTGCCATCTAAATTTATATAATCCATCAACCTTTAATTCAATATCATCAACCTTTTTACAAATATCTTCGTCTACTTTTGCTTGAACACTTATTCTTTCATCATGGACGGCAAGCATTTTACAAATATTCTGATTTGTCTCACTTAGAGTTTGAATAGCAGTATCGACTTTATCAATAATCTGCTCATGTGCTTTAAATCTTTCTTGAAGCACGGCTAGTTGAACCTCAGAATTATTGCCGAACATTTTAGGACTTCCTTTTCTTTTTACGATTTTGTTTTACAAGACCTCTAAAAAAGATATTCCAACCTCTTGCATTCTTTTTTCTCAAATCAACTGGGGGATCATCACCTGCTTCTACAGTACCAGCAATCTGCCCAGCACCAAGACTCATTCCTCCGTTTTCCTCTTTAAGAGTACGAACAATATCAATAACTCTTTCGATATCCATTAGATTGTTTGCAGTTGTTTTAAACAATTATCATCTAAATCAATTTCATTGATTCTAGTTCTAGGATATTCTGGAATACGATTCAGAAAAACCAAAAAACTTTTAATTGCTGGCCAAAGATCTTGTTCTAGATGATAAAAAAGCAGAGGAACTGTCGCATCATCAAATACATTAAACAAGATGATAAGATGATTTAATATTAAATGAACCTTCAACTCACCAGTATTTTTATATCTTTTCAGCAATCTTTTAATATAACGAATACGTTTCAAATCCGCCTCAAAATCATCTCTGGTGACTGCCTGAGGATTATTGTAGAATTTTATAGCAAAGAGCAAATAGTTGCCCTCATTCAACTCGTCAAATCTCATACCATATTATCAGGCGTCTGGATACTTAGCGTCGTCAGCAGCATCACCAGTGATCATACTTCCAGCAACAAGAGTTTCTGTTTTGACTCTTAAATTACCATGCATGTCAGTATAAGTGGTAACACCAACCCAACCAGCATGTTGTGGTGCATACTTACGTGCATTGCCAGTGGCGGCATTTGCAACTGATTGCTCAGTAACATCTACACCAAATACACTAGAAGTTCTGTTTGATTTTGCCTCAGGTGCCTGATAAACAACATCTTCAATCGAAGAAATTGGTCTCTGAGTAATATAGTAAGATGCTGCTGTGATGATTCCAGTTGTTGGGTGAGGAATCAAATATTGAGTTGTTGCAACCGATGCAACAGTGTTACTTGTTACAGAAGAGATAACTGCGTGACCATAGGTTGCACCAGCACCAACTACGATAACATCACCTTCAGATACTACAAATCCAGTGGTATTAAAAGTAGTTCCAGTTCCTGTGATGGTTTCGTTGCTGAGGTTAATCCAAACCGTTCCAGCCTGTCCAACTAAATCTTTATTGCCCCAAAGAGACATGTTTCCTTACCTATAATTCTTTTATATTGATATTTATAAAAAAAGGAGACCTTTACTTAGTGGTCCCCTTGCGTAAAACTAATCTTAGAAAATTTGTTGTTAAATCAAGTAATCCATTTTCCTCAAATCTTTTTGTTTTTGCTAACCACTC